TTCCATCCCCACTTTTGAATATGTTGGGGTGTTAAACCTTCCACAGTGTTTACTCTTGGTACGGAGTAAAGTTGAACAGATGGGTTATTTTCTAAAACTGATGGTAATTGAGATATCAGGTTTTCATGTGGTAATTCATCCGCATCAATCTGAAAAATGTAATCACCACTACATAGGGAGTTTAAATAGTTTTTATGGTCTGCAAAATGATTGTCAAATCGTCTACTATACCAGCTATATTGGTTATTTGATACTGAATTTGCTCTTAGCCATTCTTCTACTCCTTTACTTCCCCCAAAAGAGTCATACAATATCACTACTTCATCATCCGGTCTTTTATTACCTATTAAAAATTGAACCAAACGTTGTAGTTCGTTTAATTCATCTTTTACCGTTATTCCGTAACTTATTTTCATTGGTTATTTTTGCTCGTTTGTTTTTTCGTTTATTTCTCGTACACTTTTTGGTTCTATCATATCAACCGGTTTGTATTTGTAATTGTAAACTATTGCCGACCTGATGTTTTTCCATATAAAAGTTCTATATCCCTCTTGCAATAGTTTATTTTTAATTTTTGCGGTATATAACCCCTTCGATGGTTCATTAAACTCTAACTTTGCTAACCCCAGCTTTTTAACCCGAGATGATTCAGATATTATTTCCGGAAATTCTTTTGATAAGGTTTCAATCATTTGAGGTTTTAAATAGTTTAAATCTAAACAATGAAAGTAGTTTTTGAATTTTGGTTCTAAAACAAGCACCCAGTAGTAATTCAATTCACCGTTTACTTTTTCATACTGAAGTTTTGCTACCATACCTCGCTCCAAATACATTTTGCTTAGAGGTTGTTCATCACTCAATCTAGCTAAGTGTTGGTTTATGAATAACTTTTTAACCGGCATCTACTTTCCTCAATTCAGGTAGTTTTATTTTTGGTAGTTCGTTTACTTCATCGACTTTTTTGAGTTTTGGTAATTCAATCTTTTTAAGTGTGGGTAACTTTAAGCTAACCTGCTGAGGTGCAGCATCTGCTCCCCACTTATCTAAATATTCAGATAACCTTTGGGTCATTTTATCAAAGGTGAAATTATCTTTAGCATATTTACGATTTTTTCTGGATAATTCCAAATACTTATTATAATTTTCGTAGATATCCCTCATATACCCAGCACCATCACTCATATTGATTTTAAACCATTTAGAACCTTTAATCAACCAATCATTTACTGCCGATTGATGTATTTCTTCTAATTCCCCACCAACCAATACATTGTAACCATTATCCAAAAAGTCCATATGCCCACTCCACTTTGGCGCAATAATTGGTTTACCACTTATCATTGCTTCTAATAGTGGTCTGCCAAATCCTTCACCCTTTGTGAATGATAAGTGCGCTTTAACCTTTGGATGGTTGTATAAGGAGTTCATTTCAATATCAGATAAATCACCAGTCAATAAATAAATATTAGGTAATTTTGTTTCCCCACTTTCTTTTCGAACCTGTTCTTTTAACGATTGAATCCGTTTCCGTATTTCATGCGTATCCACATACGATGGTGCAGATAAACTGGTCTTAAGTATAAGAGCAGGTGTGTTCTTTTTACCCTTAAATGTTTGTAAGAAAGTGTATACCATAGCACATACATTCTTACGGTCTTGCCCACAATCACCGGGTAACCAATGCCCTACAAATAAAAACGAAAAGTCCTCTGAAATACCATCCATTATATCTTTTACCGATTGTTCAACAGGTAATTTATTATCGTATATTTCCTCATCAAACCCCTCAAAAAGAACTTCAACCGGCTTTGTTAAACCTAATTGACCTACTTTTTGCTGGGTTTTATCATCCATCATATCATATGTTACATTAAGAGTTGATTTAGCATGATTAGAAGATACTAATGTTAAATTCATTCTATTACACCCCTCAATAAACTGGGGAGAAGCCTGATTTGTTTCAATACCGGCGGTTACACCAATGTTATAGTTACCCATAGGTTGAAACTCATTGGGTATTGTAATTTGTATCCAAATATCAGGCTTTTGATTTATTTGCCCCAAAACCAACCTACTCACCAAATCATCATCCATTGGTGATACTAAAGCGTTTTGAGGTGTATTTCCCCACCTCTGAGGTAATATCTTAATATCCCAATCAGGCTTTACTTTTATCAAACTGCGGACAAAATCACGGCTACGGGAGCCATATCCACTGCGAGTCGCTATAGGACAGCTGATAATACATGTTTTTTTACTCATAACTTAACTATTTCAAACTTTTTACGTGGTTTCCAATTTTCAAATACCGTTTCTATTGATTCAACAAAGGTTTCACCCATTTTTTCGGCTGTCATATTACCAATACCCCTCACAAACTCATTTGCCAACATACCAGCCCTTACTCTTTCATCCGATGGTGTATCATACCATTGCTTAATAGCATCCCCAAAATCTCTAAAATCACACCTATCATCAAATATATAAGGTGTCATTGGTGAACCCTGCAATGAACGATTTGTTGGCCATACAGGTTTAGCCCATTCACCCCATGTCAATCTACTCATATAATCTGAACGAATATCATGTAATGAACCTAACTCCAAATAATCATCTTCAGTCAAAAACTTACCATCCATCATAAACCCACATTGGTCCTGCAAACCACCTGTAACATTTACTACAATGGGTAATCCAGCTCTCATACCTTCACAAGTTGCCAATCCAAACCCTTCATTTGAAGTAAGATTTATGATTACATCACCTGAATTATAATATAAGTTTAATTCCTCCGTTGTTACGCCTGGGTTGGTAAATATGTAATTACCACCATTAGAGCAATTCTTAATAACTTCGGGTATATCCGTTCCATTTTCATCTACCGGCTGTGTATGTAAAAACAAACAAACCTTATCACGCTTCTCCTTTGGTAATTGTTGAACAAAATGGTCAAAAGCAAGTATTAAATCACCTGGTTGCTTTCTACGAATGTTTCGATTATTCCACAACACCACAAAATCCATTTTATCAATACCATACTTCTTTTTAAACTCCACCAACTTTTCATCATCCTTTGGTAGTGGTTTAAAGTGTTCGGATACTCCATGCGGAACATACTTAAATGTCCAATCCGGTAAATCCATACCATACTTTTTCAAACACCGTTTGTTAATACCATATGTTTGTTTGGATATGCCCATCAACAAATCACAACTTGCGTAAAATGGTGAGTTCCACATCGGGTCCGGCAAATCATCCCAAATGTTATAATATAATATGGGTATCATCTGCCTAATCTCATGCTCCATCTGATATAACCAAACCCAATATCTTGGGTCAGTAAAGTGCAGAATAGCATCAGGCCGTTCTACATTTATCAATTGACGAACAATATCAGGGTTTCCATACCCATTAGTGCAATATATTTTTAGATATGCATCCTCAACACCACTTTCTCTTGCAGCATCACCGGATACATCTAAAACCTTTCCGTTTTCAGGATGGTTTAATGCAGCACCCAATTGAACCCAATCATATTTGTGTAGGGTTTTTAAGACAAACTCTTTTGATTGAGTTGCAATGCCGCTAAATAATCTTAAATCATCTGAAAGAAGTAATATCTTCTTTTTCTTTGGTTTATTAGGGTCTATTCGCCTAAGTTTCGGTAATTTTAATTCCATACTTTTTCGTAACTAACTTTAATATAAATATGATTTTCAACTTATAAAAGTTGATTTTGAACCCGTTATTTTTAACATTTTTTTAAAGTGGTTTAATTCCCACGCAGATATATCACCAAAATACATAATCTTATCAGTATTTCTGGCAATTAACTCATATTGATGTAACTTTTGGGTTGGGTGATAAGGTTTTTCGTAGTAATCTTCCGGCATTCCACTATAAAGGTTCATTGGGGAGGATGCTGAATTGTATTCAATATATTTAATTCCCATCTCTAATGCCCACTTCTTAACCCATTTTTCAACACCATTTTGATTACCACGTGTAACCAATATTAAACTATCACCATATAAATTTTTTAATTTAAAAACCAAATCTTTGATTTCCATTCGGTTTTCATACCTCTCACTACCTACCAATCCAACTCTTGTCATTGTTTTGCTCCTGTAAAATCTTGGTGTTTCCATTCTTCTTCGTTTCATCATAAATATCTAGCAAAAAATCAACTTTAATTCTTTCTTTCTTTGAGCACAAATCTAACCTATCCTTAAAAGGACAATACTTACACTGCTTATTGTTATAACCTGCAGTAGCTGGGAAACTATTATCAACCCGATGCGAACCATCGGTATTAAAGCCTTCTTTTACAAAATCCTCAAACAATTTAATGGTTTTTTTAACCGTTCTACCACCATTTGTTGGAGAGAAGTTTTGAAGCCGGGTTATGTTATACATCATACCCTCATTCAACTTTCTTTTTAGAATTAAGTACTTTACATCAATTTTTTTAAGGTCAATACCAAATTGCTGTGAAAAGTAGTGTTTATACAATATCAACTGAGCAGTTTTTGTTTCATCTGCTTTCTGATAACTATTCCAACCATTAGTAGAAGTTTTGATATCTAATATCAATATATCACCCGTCTCAATTTCTTCAAAAACTAAATCTAAATAACCTACAATTTTCAAACTTTTAAACTCTTCTAATATAGGCTGATATATCTTTGTTTCAATACCAAATAACTTCCACTTTTTGGTTGAAAATAACTCTACTCTACTCTTTTTTAATTCGTTTAATATCTCCATCCCATCCTGATAAAACTCATTCATTTGGGATTTCGTAATCCACTTTTTCAAATCAGGTCGGGTTTCTAATAAGGATTTATACTCCCGTGCCATTGTATCCCTCAAAAAAGAACCCAAATCCATTTCATCGGATTCCATTGGAGATTTTGTGAAAAGTGTTTTTAACCACTCCTGTATAGTTTCGTGCATACTTGTCCCAAATAATAGGTGTATAGAAGGTTCATCCTCCTTATGCCCATCCATATAGGTCAATTTCCACTTTTTAGGGCAATTTGCCCACATCGTAAATTGCGAATAGGAAACCTTTACATCGCCCTCAACTTCGCCGGGGGTAGTAAAATCAAGTATGCTATTAAAACTATTTTTCATTATCAATTAAAAACGCTGGAAAGGATTCCTGTCCATGCAAACCCAAAATATTGTATTCGTAAAACTCATATGCTTCATCGTAACTCATACCATCTCTTTCCATAAGTTTTGATAGAATACATTTGATTGAGTAAATAACCTTTAAATCACTACCGGCCTGTTGAACTCTACCCAATACACAATCTTTGAAATCATCCAATACAACTAACCCCTCATACACACCATCTAATATATTATCTTCCATTTTGTAAGTTTTGAATTTTTCTATCTAAATACCACTTTGCTTTCAACAAGTCCTCTAACTCTTTGTCTTGGTGTTTCTTTCCGGCGCGGGATATGTATTTGATGGTGTTACCTAAATGAAAATCCAAATCCCATGCTTCTATAACCTTAATCGCTTCATATGGGTTATCTACCCCACCATAGTGATTAGGGTGGTTTACCATTTCTTTACTTTGCTGCATCTTTATACATTTTATCAATTTCCGAATCCTTAACCCCATACTTTTTTATAATATCCCTAACCTCAACCTCTGACAGTAACTCAACATAATCTTCGGCTTCTCTGCCCGATACTTCAAAGTACTTACAAATATACGAAATAATTTGTTCAGAAACAACACTTCCGCCGGATTTTTTTATGTATTTATCAAAAGTTTTTTTCTTCGGTAAGAAATCATAATACACCTTATACACCTCCCTAGCACCCAATTGCCCATTGGTGAACCTTTGAACTTCATTTACCAAATCAATGTATTCTGGGTTCATACTCAACCAACGATTGGCAAGATAAACCGAAAACGATTTTTTATCACCCTCTGAAAGAGTTTCCCACTTAACCTTACTTTCCTTCAAACCACTCAAATGGTCAAAAAGGGTTTTGGCCTTTATTGTTACTTCTGATGAATCACTTTTTTTCTTGGGGGGCATCAAATAAACCTTTTGGTACAAACTTTGGATGAACTGTTCCACACTCATTACAAACAACCACCGGAATTGGTATCATAGATGCTTTTCCACTTGGTGATTGAATTGCAGGTAATTCTTTGAACATCATTTTTTCTTCGAAAAATATACCCTCACAATTTGGACAAGTAACCGTCTGAAGTTTTGTCGGGTCTACATTAAATTGAACCGGTTGTTCCGGTTGTTGGGGAGTCATCCCTTTGAAATCTACTAATTTTGCCATTTTTTATCCTTTCTTTACATTAAAATACTTACAAACATTGCCATTACATTTATTTCTTTATCCACCACCAACGAATCCTTATACTGCGCTTCGGCTATATTAACAATTGTCGTTCCAACTTTGTTTCCGGCATACTCATCCACCCTCTCATATAGAGTTGAATACAACTTTGTATAATCCCTCACCTTTGAATCTGCCAATATTTGACGAATTTGTGTGAATTTACTTTTGGTATCTGCACCACCTTTTAAGATATCCACAATCTTTTCAGCATAAGTGGATTCAATACTGGATTGTTTATCAATCACTAACCTACCATTAATAACCTGCCGTTGTGCAGCGTTTATCACCCTACGAATATCAGGATATCCACTATTAACAATTACCGCAAGGTCTGGCATTTCAAATTGAACACCCTCCGTAAGCAATATTTCATTTAACCTCTTTGCAACATCCTTTTTAGATGGTGGTATGATTTCAAATGTTTGACATCTACTTTGAATTGGGTCAATAATCTTTTCAGGATAATTACATGTCAATATAAACCTCGTATTCTTACTAAAAGTTTCCATTAGGTTACGAAG